CTCAATTGTTACAGGGTAGTCTTTATCCCTAGACATTGAGCGTATCTCCTCCTCAAACAGCGGCCTGTTTGATATCCTAAGAGATCCTTGTGTCGTTATTATTGCGTTGTGCTTCATGTTTTTTTGTCCATATGTAACCACCCGCGGGTCGGCCTGTTTTTATTGATTTGTGGATGTTGTTTATTCCTGTAATTCTTTTTGCCGATTTGGAAGATTCATATTCAGCCACTACACTTCCATCCAAATTACGTTGGATTACAGGTTGAGATGTTTGTTTTGCAAATTGCCTTAATCTTTCAGAGTTTTGTTCAGCGTATTTCCTGCCTATCTCTTGCATTCGAACTCTAGCTTTTTCTTTTGATTCATTCATAAAACCATTATCAAAAGCATGATTAACGTTTTGCTTTGCGGTCACCCATTCTAGATTTTTTACCGAATTATCCTGTTTGTTTCCATTTATATGATTCACTTGAGGAAAGTTGTTCGGATTCTTAATCCACGTAGAGGCCACTATCCTATGAACCGTAAAAGCTTTTTTGATTCCGCAATCTGATAGCCAAACCATATTGTACCCAGAGTTCTGCACACCAACAAAAAGAGGCTTGCATTTTTTACCGAATATTGTGCCTCGTTCGCCCACTAAATAGCTTGGCATTAACGGGAACGGAAGGCATCTTTCTCCATTTATTATTATATTTTTCATGTGGCTAATATACTACCCAATAGTAAACGATGCAAATAATTATTGGGGTGTAAAATGGTAGAACGATACCGCTTTATGGGTTTGACCTCGACGGTCACATCGTAATCTTTCTCTCTTGACATAAGGCGAAGCCCCTCATCAAAGAGAGGTCTTGCCTTAACTATCAAAGAGCCGTCTGGTTTAATTATCCCCTGATGCTTCATCCTCTTGAATTATATAGGTATAAACCCCCGCCATAACGAGTATGCAAGCGGCACAAACGACCGCGAATATTATCATCTCTCTCATGCCTCCTCCTCCTCTACTGGCTGTGCGGCAATCATAAGGTAGTCCCAGTCGTATCCCTCCCTAATTATCTCCGCCTTAACCTCTTCGTTCTTGGCTGTTATTTTATCTCCCTTGGCATATCTTGAAACTACTCGTGACCACCTTGCCACCTTCGACTTGACTGCGTCCGAGTAATCTCTTGGCGTCTCGTATCCGTATAGCATTTGAAGGTATGACGAATACTCGATGCCTAGATTCTTCTTGAACCTTCCGTCCTCGAATGTTATCTCATCCTCAAGGGGCGGTCTCTCGTCTGACCGATAGTATTTAGTAATCTTCTCAAGGTCTTTCTTGTACTCCGCCTCAAGTTGTTCGGACGGATAAAGCGGAAAGCATATCATTCGTAGGTCGTCCTTGCAGATGTAGGCAAGTTCCCCCGACAATCCCAGTCCCTTCATGTAAGTAAACAACTGGAGTCTGTGGTGGCTTATTGGCTTTTCGTTTCTTTCAAGCATATCCATCACAAACGAGGAGCAAGACTTGACCTCAAGAACCTTTGTGCTTAACGGCTTATCTCCGTATGCCTCGTATAGCTTATTAGCGATGAATAGAGACGATGCTTGGATGCTTTCGGGTAGATAGGACTTCGATATGTCTTTGGTCGCTTTATCGAGGTCTATTTGCCCCCCAGCAAGGAAGTCAAGTCTGCCTGATACTTTAAGTAAATCCGGATACTCTAGCATGACCCTTTCTTGTGTCTCCTGGATTATGCCGGCTCTTTCAAGAACGAACCTGACCACCCATTCGACAAGATTACCCGCCTCGAACTTTCTTAAGGAACGGATGTTGGGTGGGTTTGTTGGCGCGACTGCCTTCATCCTCAGCCATCTATCGACGAGGGGTTGTCCGATTTCCGAGGCATAGCAGTAGTCCCTCGGTTGTAAGTCTCGTTGCGGGGAGTATACACACTCGTTCCACAACTGGTCTAATTTCCAATTCATTGGTAGATTATTGTTAGGTTTGAAATGTCGTTTGCTAGTTCAATGTCTTCAATGGCGTGTTCTTCGGATGGGTAATTGTATTCGCCGATAACTGCGTGATCTGTCCACAGAACTAAATTGCAGGTGTCGTCCTCCTGGTGAACTACGTCGGATTGAACTTCGACCAGTTCGTTTTGTATGTCTCGGATACATGAGGCGAATTTTTTATTGTGGAACCTATCTACATGAATTCTCTTTTCATTCCTTTGGATGTCATAGAATAATGTCTTTACTTCATTGGGAATGGAAGAAAGTAATCTGCCAGGACTTTTGTATTCGGTGAACTTCCCGACAAATCTTGAGTGCCACTTGTTTGTTTTCTTAATTGCATAAAGTTCTCCGTTATCTTTTAGAACTTCATACCCGTCATTCATTTGATAGATGCGTGTCATTGTATTAGTAAAATTAGTGTAACTTGTTGGTTTTCTTATTGTTTTTGCTTGAATAGTCGTTAAATACTGAATTGCACAGCCACCATAAAAGCGGGAACAAAAGTATCAAAAGTCCTATTTCCAGATATTTCTTCATTTGCAGAATGGGCATTTGCGTTGGTCTGCCTTTACGATAATATCATCAACGTCGGAGCAAAGGTCTTTTACTATTGCCTGGTTATCCCTAAAATATCTTTGGAGTAACTCATCTACTTCACTTGCCGTTAGTGCGCCCCGGTATTTGAATGTGACCTCTACTGCTTCCTTTATCGCTGCCTTGAGGTATCTGTTTATGTTGTTGAGATCATCGGCGAATTGTTTGTACATAAAGGCGCACTCTCTCAAAGATACGTTTTCAAGCTGCTCGGGACTGGAGCATACACATTGCTCGTTGTTGTGTGGTGATTCTAAATTCATATTGTTTGTTTTAAGGGGGCTTTTTATCGCCCCCTGTGGTTTTACTTGTTTTAGTTAAATGGCGTCAATAAATCGCTTGTAAATTGCTTTAAGCTGTCATTCATCGCGGCGCGGAATTCATCCTCTGTAATTTTTTGGTAATCATCCTTGCAAAGCAACATATCATGCGTTTCTTTCGGGATATAGTTTGTTGTTTCCTTGCGAAGTAATACGCTTGATGTACTTCCGGCTGTTGATAGTTTTGTTACCGTGCATTTGTCGTCTTCTGCCAAAGTAATGCAATAATAAGTTGAGAATGAAATGTGTTTTTTTACATAGAAGCTGACTTGACTTACTTCAATTTCAGTTTCGATCTCGTGTTTAATTGTTATTGTTTTCATTTGTTAGTATTATTTCAATGTTTGCTGATACCGAACCGGCGTGGTATCTGTCGCCTTCTTTTTTCCATACGAGTCCATGCGCCTTGCATAGTTGCTCAAAGCGAGAGAACTCAGTCGCCTTCGGGTTGAATTCGACCGCGTTCTCTCTGCTTTTGTAGTTTAATAGTAGTATCATTTTGCCCAGCCACAGCCCCCGTTTTTGTGGTGTTCTGTCGTGTGAACTCCCCATTGTGAATTCATTACAGTCTTGTTGGTTGTGCAACTTGTCATCCATAGCATTAGAATGAATAGCGCTATCAGTATTTTGTCTTGTTTTTTCATTGCTCTTGTTCTTTTAGGTTTTTTTCGTTTGCTATTTCTCTTATTGTGTCGTAAATTCTGGATACATTCAGCGCTTCGGCAAGTTCTATTATCTCTCTTGCCTCATCGCTTCCGCATACATATTTACTCATCACGTCATCGACGTGCCATAGAGTGCCGGTTACATAACCTTTGGACTCTAAAAATTCTCGTGCTTCTCTCGGTGTCATTGTATTGTGTTTTAAGGTTTTATATTTCTTCGTAATATCCATGCAGTTTATTTGCGAATTCAGTTGCCTCGTCGCTTCCGAAAGTAGGCTCATAGCACTCTACAAGATCGCCCGCTTGGTATGTATAGCTTCCGCAATTATAACCTGTGTCTTCGTCCGCGAATTCTACGGTAAAGTAGGCAAGTGGGTATAAATTACTCAGCTCTTGTATTACTTTGGCGGGTGTACTCCAGGCAGTTAAGAACTGAATGTCTCCGTCCTCGGTTATTAACTGGTCGTAGGCATTCCATTTGGTGTGCCAATTTCTATTCGCCCAGTCATACCAATTATTCGCCCCGTATTTTTTCATAAGGCGGTCGCTGATCTCTTGCGTAATTCCTCCCGCGAAAGTGTCGGCGGTTTGCTTGGCATATTCCTCCTCGCTTATTATTCGCGTTGGGGAGGTTGTACCCTTCAAATCTTCAGGCATTGGTAAAATTTTGTTGAAGTCGATAAACTGGTCTTCTCCCTCTCCTTTAATTGCGTTGAAGATTTCTTCTTCGTTCTCTGCTGTTACTCGCAGAACATTTGTTACATGGTTTGGCATAAAATTATTTGTTATATTGTTTTAGAATTTGATTTACTCGCTCTAGAAATGCGGGGAAATTATGCTCTCCGAATTCGTTAATAAGCTCGTTTGCTACTTCTTCTGCGTACTCTTGTACTGTTTGTTCATTGGGTGTTGTCATAGTGCAATTTTAAGGGTTATTTTATTTGTTAGT